GCGATACTGCCTGGCCGCTTCCTCCGCTTCCTCGCCTCGTCCGGCGGCCAGGTACTTCTCCTTGACTGCTTGGGCCTCGAGTTCGATCTGGCGCATGCGCGCCTCGTGGTTGCGGCTCTGCAGTTCGAGCAGCTTGATCTCGGCTTCCTGGATGTCCTTGCTGGCTTCCCTCTCTGCTGCGGCGCGGGCTGCTGCCGACCACCGCGCTGCCTGCGCCCTGGCCTCTTCGGGCTTCATGCCCGCCTCCGCCAGGTCTTTCTCCAGCGTCTGCGCCTCCTCGGCGATCTGCTTCAAGCGCGCCTCGTGCGCCTCGCCGCGGAAGCGCGCCAGTTCCTGCTCGATCTGCTTGAGTTTGGCGGTGCGCGCCTCCTGGCTCTGCTGCGCCTTCTCCGCTCCCTCGACGCGCTGCTTGTACTGGTTCATCTGGGCGAGGAAGCGGTCCATGTCCTGGGTGCGGTAGCCAGCCCACTCCATCATCCGGCTCCAGAAAGAGGGCGTCTTGATGTCCTCCAGCCGCACCTTGACCTTGAAGGCGCGCCGGTCAAGATCGAGGAGCGTCTGGGAGAACTCCTTGCCCATGCGGTCGGCCTCAGAGAACTGGCGGTAGAGCAGTGCCAGGCCGACGGTGATCGCGGCGAATCCCAGCGCCCCGCCACGCAGACTGGCCAGCAGGGCCGCCCCTGCCGTCTTCGCGCCCGCTGCCAGTTTGCCAAGCGACAGTCCGGTCAGGCTGATCTGAACGTTGGCGGCGGCCATGCTCGCCATCATCTGGCGCATCGCCCCGACCAGACCGCCGGAGAGAACCACAGCCTCCTTCAGGTAGGCGTTGTAGAGGATGAAGGCGGCGGCGAGAGACGCGAATCCGGCCGCCAGCAGCGCCACTACTGCCAGGATAGTGCGCAGTGGCGCGGGGATTGCCTCGGCCATCTGCACCACGGTCTTCAGCACCTCTGCCAGCGCCTTCAGCACTGGCAGGAAAGCCGAGCCTACCTGCACCGCGAAGGCGCGCAGGCCCGACCAGGTCTTCGCCCACTGCACCTGAAAGGACTTACTCTGCTCGGCGAAAGCGGCGGCTGACGCCCCTGTCGCCTGCGCCATTGCCTGCACGTCCTCGGAGAATTCCTTGCCTCCCTGCGAAGCAATAGCCAGCGCACCCCTTAAAGCGCGCACGTTCGGGAAGAGTTGAGCCATGGACTCGGTCGCCATCCCCGAACGCTGCGCCACCAGGGCCATGACCTCCGCGTCAGACGCCCCCGCCTTCTGCATGGCGTCCAAGTCGCCCGCGCCGAGTTTCAGCGCCGCCGCCATCTCCTGCACTACGCCGCCCAGCCCCTTGGCGGCAAGGTTGGTGGCGGTGAGCTGGATGCCGAGCTTGGTGGCGGCGGCTTTCGCCTGCTCCGATGGGGAGATAAACGACAGCAGCACCTGGTTCAGGGAGGTAACCGCTTCCGCCGGCACCACGCCGGCGCGGGTCATGGTGGCGATAGCCGCGCCCACATCCTCAATGGGAACCTTCGCCTGCGCCGCCGTGGAGATCACGTCGCCGATGTTCTGGGCGAGTTCCCCGAAGGTCAGGACTCCGCGCTCCACCGTTTTGAACAGCACATCTGACACCCGGCCCGCGTCATCCGCACTCATGCCGTAGGCATTGAGTACCGCGGTGATCGCGCGGCTCGCAGTCGCGGTGTCGGTGATCCCTGCAGTGGCAGCAATTGCAGATGCCTCCAGCACCTTCAAGCCCTCTGCTCCGTCGAACCCGGACGAGGCGATGTCATACAGACCGCGGGCGAGCACCTCGGGTGCCTGCCCAACCTTGCCCGCGAGAGCCAGCACCGATTCCGACAGCGCGCGGAAGGCCGGCTCGCTCTCCTTGAGGATGGAGTTCACATTGCGCATCTCGGCCTCGAACTCGGCCGAGGCCTTCACCGCCATTCCCATTCCGCCGGCCACCGCCGCGCCGAAGCCGGCCAGCATCGCGCTGGCCTTCATGCTTGCGCCGCTGTATTGCTCCAAGAGGGAGTTGGCTTTCGTCAGCCCCTCCCGAAACTGCGTCATGTCCAACCGCAGTTGCGCGGTGATGGCTCCGACCGTCATGCCTTCGTATCCCGTCTCCGATCAGTCAAACCCAGCGCCCTCGCCAGGTCTTCCGGCTTTGTGGGCTTAATGACACCCGCGTCTCTGCGCAGCCGGCGCACTACTGAGCGCAGCGCCTGGTAGGCCTTCTTGCCTCCCTGCGACGCGGCGGCCGCGATATATGCTAACTCCGCATCCTCGGCCAATCGCAGGGCGCGTCTGCGGCGGATGCAGTCCGCCCACACCAGCGCCTGCGCCGGTGTCACATGCCAGAGGATGTACTCGTGCGTCCACCCGTACTCGCTCTGCAGCAGATCGAACGCGCCCGCCCAGCCGAGACCTACGGAATCGCCGTCGTCTTCGCGAGCTGGAGGGCGCGCCCCACGTTTTTTCGGATGTCCGGGAGCTGGTTGACCTCCAGCGCGGCGGCCACGATCTGCGCCGCCTGGGCCAGGGTCAGGTGCTCGTCCAAGTAGGCTTCCTCGACCCCGAAGAGCCGCTGGAACAATCGCCCGACGGCCTCTCCCAGGATCGGGAAGATCGCCTCCAGGTGCTCGTCCGGCTTGGCGAGATCAATCTCCGGATGGTCGCGCGCCACTCGCTGTGCAATCGCGCCCAGATCGGCGGCGATGCGCTTGAAGTCGCCGATCACCAGAGGGCGAACCACGATCTCGCGCTCGCCCACCTGGAAGCGGCGCTCCTGGGGCATCACGACTTCGTCTGGAGTCGGTGGCTTGATGTCTGTCTGTGTCATGCTCTTCGTTGCCTCCGCAAGTCTATGACCGGGGACAGCCAGGCATTGCTGCGAGCCGCCTGTCGTGAGCACTCCATAGCCTCTGCTCCGCGAGCCTGCGTAGCGCTTCGCAGAGCAGGCTTGGCGACGGAGTGCGAAGCCCGGCTGCCCCCGGCTCATGTGGTCATGCGCTCACGCTACGCCGTGTACTCCTCCCACCGTCCAACCTGGTCGCCGGCGGGTCGGCTGGTGTCGGCCAGCACCGTGAGCTGGATGGGCAGGTCGACCTGCTCCTCCTTGCTCCAGGAAAGTGTCCCCGACGCCAGCACCGCGCACCGGTAGAAGGTGAGGGCGAACTTCTTGCCCGAACCGGCGGGCAGCACCAGCATCACCGACTTCTCGGTGATCGCGGTGTCGCCGCCGAAAGTCAGGCGGCGCCGGCCTGTGCCCAGGTCCTCGATGGAGGCCGAGATTCCCCAGACCTCCTTGATGTGCTCGAGGGTGACTTCGGCCAGCGGCACCGCGAGCGAGAACGTCTCTCCCGCCTTGATGGTGCGAACCGGAAGCAGCGACTGGTCGACCTCGATGTCCGAGGTCTCGACGCCATGCTCCACATCGAGGGAGCCGTGGGTGTGGCCCATGAACAGCCCCTCGATGTAGAGTTCCTCCACCGCGCCCTTGATCACGTCGTCGGGAGAGAACGCGCCTGCGGTGAAGAAGAACAGCGCCTGGGCGACCGAACCGTCCGGCGTGCTCTCCCCGGAATCGGAGACGCCCACGCCGTTGAGGCCGTTGTCCCAGCCGTCGGTGTTTGCCGCGTCAATGGCGATGGTGAGTTCCGTCGCCGAGACGTAGGTCACCCGTGCTGGGTCGACATTCTCCCAGGCCGTCTGGCCATGCTTGCGGTGGTAGACCTTGGTCTCGCTCGGCGCGTCCAGGAAGCCCGTGCCGATGACCTTGATTGCCGAGTCTCCCGCCTTCGCGTAGCTCGGATATACGTCGGTGATGGTTGCCACGTTGTTTCCTCCCTGCCCCGCCTACGAAGACGGCCTCCGCAGGTCAAGGGCGATGTTGAAAGATGCGAGGTGTGCAGTCTGGTTGGCGGCCTGCTCGGTGCCTGTGTATGCGGGGCTGGCCACCGCCTCGATGGTGAGCGCCCACAGGCCTCCGCCGAGGTCCAGGTTCTGCTTGCGGTGCAGCCTGCCGTAGAGGCTGTAAGCCTTCCGCAGGGCTGCATCCGGAGTCGCCGCCCGCGTGAAGAGCATCACTGTGGGGTGCTCGCGCTCCGTGTAGCGATCGGGCGGATAGCCGCCTGTCGCGTGAAGGCTGACACAGGCAAGGGGCGAGGAGGGCCGGTGGAGCCTGAACAGATC